TCTACTCCTACATTGTATCTATACCCAACACCAGATGGTGCACACACTTTCAAGTATTATGGTCTAACTAAAATACAAGACGCGGGTAACTACAATGATCAGTTAGAAGTTCCAACTAGATTTCTACCATGCTTAACTTCTGGTTTAGCTTATTATACTTCTGTAAAAAAAGCACCAGAGAGAACACCTTTACTAAAACAATTATATGAAGAAGAATGGCAACGTGCTTCAGAAGAAGATAGACCACGTTCTAGTTTCTTTGCTACACCAGAGCGAGGTTACATCTAATGGCACATGCTTCTGGTAAATATTCAAAAGCAATATCTGATCGTAGTGGTATGGAGTTTCCTTACAAAGAAATGGTTAAAGAATGGAATGGTGCATTAGTACATACTTCAGAATTTGAACCTAAACAACCACAGTTAGAACCAAAACCAATTACAGGTGATGGTATTGCATTAAGAAATGTTAGACCAGCAAGAAAAGAACCACCTGTTGCAATGGCTTTACCAAAAGATCCTTTTTCAATTACAAACGGTAGTCCAACATTAACAGTTAGTTTTTTAAATCATAACTTAAAAGTTGGAGATGAAGTTTTATTTTTTAATGGAGCTAGTAATAATACTATAGAATCTTTTAATTTAAGCACAAATATATTTCCTTTATTTCATATTTTAGCATCTAACTTATCTGCTACAGCTACAACTGTAACTTTTGATGGCAATAATCTTTGTGCAAATACAGGTTTCTTTTTTATACAAAGTTCAACTACACCCGCAGCAGGAGATGCAGATTATGTTCCTGTTGTTCAAAGAGAAGTTATTGAATATTCAGCTAAATCTGGAGGACAAAATTTAACTGGTTTAACAAGAGGAACTAATGCTCTTTTTAGAGGTGTAACAGGAGCTAGTACTACAGCTACAGCACATACTTTAGGTGTAAATGTTTTTCCAAGTTTAAAAATTCAAACTATAACAACAAGAACAGAAAACACTGGAGCAATGCCAGCAACAAAAACAGTTAACACTGGCTTTACTGTAACCTTGCCTTATAATGCAGTAGGCACTATAACAGGAGGTGGGGAAAACGCATATGTTAGTCCCATGTTAAGAGGAATTAGATAATGGCTTATACTTTTCAAAATTTAAAAGACGATGTTAGAGATTATACTGAAGTTGATAGCACAGTTTTAACTGATGCAATATTAACTACTATGACAAAAAATGCTGAAAATAGAATTTATAGAGATGCGGATTCTGATGATAATAGATTTTATGCTACATCTAATTTAGCTGTTGGAAATAGATATGTAACTATTCCATCTGATTTAAGAATTATAAGATATATTCAATTATTGGACACAACGGTAACACCAAATGTTCAAGTTTTTTTAGAAAAAAAAGACACATCTTACATGGCTGAATACTACGATAGACCTTCAGTCCAATCTGGAATTCCAAGATATTATGCTAACTGGGACGCTAATTTTTGGGTTGTGGCACCTACTCCAAATGCTCAATATGCAATTACAATGGCGTATGTAAAACAACCTTCTTCAATTAGTGCATCTAATTCTACAACAACTTATTTAAGCAATAAATATCAAGATTTACTTTTGTATGCTACTCTGGTAGAAGCATATGGATACTTGAAAGGTCCTAAAGATATGTTACAATACTATGAACAGTCATATCAAAGGGCTTTACAAACGTACGCGATTGAACAACAAGGTCGTAGACGCAGAGACGAATATCAAGATGGTGTTATTCGAACTCCTTTAAAATCACCATCACCATAATAAGGAGATAAAAAATGGCAAATATAGTACCTAATGCGTTTAAAACAGGTTTATTAAAAGGAGTTTATAATTTTGATACATCTGGTAATGGAGGCAACACGTTTAAGTGTGCTTTATATACAAGCATTTCAGGCTACAGTGCAACGTCAACTGTGTATCAAACAGGTAGTGAAGTTAGTTCTTCAGGAACATCTTACACAGCAGGTGGAAATAATTTAACGAACAACGGAGTTGCAGGAACAACAACTGCATACGTTGATTTTCAAGATTTAACTTTTCCTTCTGTTACGTTAACTGCTGCAGGAGCTGCAATATATAAATCAACTGGAGGCGGAAACGAATTAGTTTTAGTATTAGATTTTGGTGGCAATAAAACAGCAACAAACGGAGACTTTATTATTCAGTTTCCTACTGCTGATGCATCAAATGCTATTATTAGACTAGGCGACGCATAATAGTAAAGGAATTTAATAAATGGCTTTTGTATTAAATGACAGAGTTAAACAGACTAGTACATCTACTGGTACAGGAACGATAAACTTATCAGCTTCTGCTGAAACAGGTTTTGAAACTTTTGTTGCTGGTATTGGAACTACAAATAATACGTTTTATTGTATTTCACATGACGGAACATCTGAATTTGAAGTCGGTATTGGAACAGTAACTGATGCAGCTACTGATACACTTTCTAGAGATACCGTTATCTCCTCTTCAAACTCAGACAACAAAGTGAATTTTACAGCGGGAACTAAAACTGTATTTTGTACTTACCCTGCAAAACGAGCTCCGTCTGCAAGTATGACAGCTACAACTTATGTAACAACTCACGCTTCAACAATTTCTGATGTTCAAACAATGGATTCAGGAGTGTTGGCTGGACCGGTAACAGTTTCAGGCACAGTTACAGTAACTGGGAATTTGGTAGTAATTTAATGAGTATATTAGAAGTAAATAAAATAAGACCACAAACTGGTACAACTACTGAAGTTGGTGAATCTGGTGATACAATTACAGTTCCATCAGGTGCAACTTTAAATGTAGCAGGAACTTTAGGTGCAACTTCGGGAGCAAACCTAACAGCATTAAATGCTTCTAATCTTGGGTCAGGAACTTTACCCTCCGCTCGTTTTCCAGCAACTTTACCAGCTGTATCAGCAGCTAATTTAACAAATTTACCAATTGTTTATCCAACAATTTCATCATTAACTCCTTCTGTTATAACTAACGATGCAACTAATGTAGTGATTGCAGGAACTAATTTTACTTCTATTCCTCATGTTGAAGCAATTAGTACTACAGGAGCAATTACACCAGCTAACTCAATTACATTTACTTCAGCAACATCTATTACAGCTAATTTTACATTACCAACTGATGGAACTTATTATGTTAGAGTAGAAAATCCAAATGGATTAGCAGTTAGAACATCATCAGCTTCTTTAACAGTTTCTGATTTGCCTGCTTGGGTTACAGCTGCAGGAACTTTAGGAACATTTTCAGGAACAGCAGCACTTTCAACAATAACTTTAACAGCAACAAATGCTGTATCTTTTGCAGTTACAACTGGATCTGTTACAGCAGGATTAACCTTTAATACTGGTGTAGGATCTGCTACAATAACAGGAACACAAACTGCACATACTAGTGCAGCTACGGACAATTTTACAGTAACAGCAACAGATGCGCAAGGTCAAACAGCTGCAAGAGCTTTTTCAATAACTTACTCATTTGGAGCTACGGGTTCAGGAGGATTTAACTAATGGCTAGTACATCAATATCAAAAACATATAGTTCAGCAGGTAATAGACAAAAATGGACATGGAGTGCTTGGATTAAAAGAAGTAGTTTAACAAGTGCATCTAATGGACAAACTTTATGGAACTGTGAAGGAAGTAGTGCAAGTGATAATTTTATTTTTCAAATAGATGGTGGTGGTGGAACTGGGGGTCCTACTGATAGTATTGGATTACATACTTATGGTAATGATGCTTTTAGAACAATACCTCTTTTAAGGGATACCAGCGGATGGTACCATATAGTTTTAGCTTTAGATACAACACAAGCAACTGCAACAAATAGAATAAAATTATATGTAAATGGAGTTTTACAATTATATTCACAAGAAACTAATTTTCCTACTCAAAATTATGAGATGGGTATTAATAGAGCAGCTAAACATTGTATAGGAAGTCATGGAACTAATGCTAATTATTATTTTGATGGTTATATGAGTCATATACATTTTTGCGATGGTTACCAATATGCTGCTTCAGATTTTGGTGAAACAGATTCTAATGGAGTTTGGAAAATAAAAACTGCCCCTAGTGTTTCTTATGGAACTAATGGTTTTTTTATTTTAAAAGATGGCAATTCATTAACAGACCAATCTCCTAATTCCAATAATTTTAGTTCTAATGGCGGTACACTTACAAATGATAAAGATAATCCCTCAAACGTATTCGCAACTTTTAATAACCTACATAATTTTTATGAGGGTGGAACTTATTCTAATGGTAATAATAAAATTGTAACAGGTGGTTCAAATAAATATACTTGGAATAATTCAACTTTTGGTATGGCAACAGGAAAATATTATGCAGAATTTAAATGGGTTAGTGGTGGTTCTGATATGTTATTTGGTCTTACAGATAGATTTACAACAAGTGCTACAGAAGAATTAGGACAATATGCTACTCAATATGGTTATAGAACAAATGGAACAGTAAGAAATAATAATGGAAATTTAGGTGGTGTTACTGTAGCCAGTTGGACTACAGGAGATATAATTGGAGTAGCTTATGATGCAACTAATAAAAAATTATATTTTGCTAAAAATGGTACTTGGCAAAATAGTGGTGACCCAACATCTGGTTCAACAGGAACTGGAGCTATTTCTGTAAGTGCTAGTCCACAAGATGGTTTATATTATTTTTCTGCTTGTGCCTATGACGATAGTCAAGGAACTTTAGAAGCTAACTTTGGAAATGGAAGATTTGGAACTACTGCTGTTAGTTCAGCAGGAACTAATGCAAGTAATAATGGGGTATTTGAGTACGATGTGCCTACAGGATATACTGCTCTATGTACGAAAGGACTTAACTCATAATGGCTTATACGACTATAAAAAATTCAGGTGTAAATTTTAAATCAAAACCCTACCTGGGAAATCAAAGCACACTTAGTATAACAGGAGTAGGTTTTCAACCAGATTTAGTTTGGTTAAAAAAAAGAGGTAATACAAGTGATCATTATTTAACAGATGCAGTTAGAGGTGTAACAAAAACTGTTTATGCTAATTTAACTAATGGAGAATCAACAGTTGCTGCAGGACTTACAGCATTTGGAGCTGATGGTTTTAGTATAGGAGCTGATACTGGAATTAACCAAGATACTCAAACGCAAATGTCTTGGAGTTGGAAAGCAGGTGGTGGTGCAGGTTCAGCTAATACAGATGGAACTATAAATACTACATCTACTTCTGTAAACACAACAAATGGTTTTTCGATTTCAAAATTTACTGGAAATTCTACTTCAGGTGCAACAGTTGGACACGGACTTGGTGCTGTTCCTGCTTGTGTTTGGATAAAAAGATTAGATAATAATGATGGATTAGTAGTTTATCATAATATTATGGGAAATACTAAACATCTAAAAACAGATAGAGATAATGCTGAAGCTACAGGTACAGCATATTGGAATGATACATCCCCAACAAGTTCAGTTGTAACTTTAGGAAATGATACTGGAGTTAATACTGGTACTTATGTTATGTATGCTTGGGCAGAAAAAATTGGCTACAGCAAGTTCGGAGGGTTTACTGGTAACGGTAATGCTGACGGTGCATTTGTTTATACAGGATTTAAACCAGGTTTGGTTATTTGCAAAAGAAGAAATGGTGCTGCACATTGGGTAATGAATGATACAGAAAGATCAGGTGCAGGCGTAGGAGGTTATAATCCAGCAGTAAGACTATATCCAAATTTAAATAATGCAGAAGAATCTACTGGAGAAATAGATTTATTATCAAATGGATTTAAAGCTAGAACTACCAATGATAACCAAAATGGTAGTAATGATACATATATTTATATGGCTTGGGCAGCACAACCATTAGTAGGAGATAACCCAGCAACAGCGAGATAATATGAGTGAAGTAAAAGTAAATAAAGTAAGTCCACGATCAGGCACAGGAGTTCAGCTAGGAGATGCTGGCGATACAATAACTGTACCTTCAAGTGCAAACTTAACAGTTGGCGGCACACTTACTGCAACAACAGGTGGTGGAGTTGCAAATGCTGCTTTAGCAAACTCAGCAATTACAATTAATGGTTCTGCAGTTAGTCTTGGTGGAAGTGTAACTATAGGTGAAACAAAACCTACAATTTCATCTATTAATCCTGCAGTTATTACAAACGCTCAAACAGCAATTACAATTTCAGGTGGTAATTTTGTTTCAGTACCAATCGTAGAAGCAATTAATTCAACTGGATCTATTACTTCTGCTGATTCAGTTTCATTTACAAATGCAAGTACAATAGTAGCTACATTTACACTAGCAACTGATGGAACTTATTTTTTAAGAATAGAAAACAATGATGGTAATGCAGTAAGAAGTGGTACAGCTTTATTAACAGTATCCGATGTTCCGGCATGGGTAACTGGAGCAGGGTCACTAGGTACATTTTCTGGTGGAGAT